TTAGTTTACTACAAGACTATGATTTAGTAGTAAGTCCAGACAGTACAAACCTCATCAAAGAACTAAATAATTATCGTTGGTTAGAACGCAAATCAAACACACCAATAGACAAATATAACCACTTAATAGATGCGGTTAGGTACGCAGTAGGTTATCAATTACAAAACCCCAATAGAGGTAAGTATATTGTTCACTAAAATTATTTAAAAACGTTTATATATTAATAAGTACAAGTATATGAATGTAAATTTAAGAATACCGACAACCCTAAACGAAATAACCTTAGGGCAATATCAAGAATACGCAAAGTTGGAAGGACTAAGCGAAACAGACCTACAACTAAAGACCATTGAGATATTTTGCAACGTGCCACAAATAGTGGTCCGCAATATGAAAGCTACAGACATAGTAGAGATATGTAGTATTATTAGTGGTATGTTCGACACTAAACACCAACTAATATCAATGTTTAAAATGAACGGTGTTGAGTATGGTTTTATCCCATCGCTTGAGGATATGAGTTTTGGCGAGTATGTGGACTTAGATACCTTTATTGGCGATAACGATAATTTGCACAGAGCAGTAAATGTATTATACAGACCAATAGAACACAGACAGGGCAATAGATACACTATTAAAGAATACGACCCTAACAATAGCGAAATAGCAAAGGATATGCCTTTAGACGCAGTCTTAGGTGCGGTTGTTTTTTTTTACAATTTAGGCAAGGACTTATCGATAGCTATGCTGAATTGTTTGGACAAGAAGAACGAGCAGACCTTAGCGGAGTATCTAACTTCACTTCCAAATGGGGGTGGTACAATTCAATCTATGGACTATCTAACGGCGATATTACAAAATTTGAACATATCACTAAATTAGGTGTACACGAGTGTTTAACATTTCTAACATATACTAAAGAAAAAAACGAATTAGAGGCAAGACAAATAAAAAGCAAATTTAACAAATGAGCCAAACAGGAATAAGAGGATTTTACCTATTAACAGAAACGATTAAAGACCAACTACTCGGCGATGTAAATGTAAACACCGTTACAACAGGCGACATATACGACATTGATTTAGCTAAACAAAGTATATTCCCACTTAGTCATATAATAATAAACAACGTAACAACACAGGAACAGGTACTAACGTTTAACATTAGTATTCTGGCTATGGATATAGTAGACGAGAGCAAAGAAGCTACAACGGATATATTTAGAGGAAACAACAACGAACAAGACATACTAAACACACAATTAGCTGTATTAAACAAATTAGTAATGGTGCTTAGAAAAGGCACACTATATACAGACCAATACCAATTAGATGGCGATGCAACATTAGAGCCATTTTACGAGAGGTTTGATAATCGTTTAGCAGGTTGGAGTGCAACGTTTAATGTGTTTGTTAAGAACGATATTGATATATGTTAGCAGATAAATATTTAAGAGAAGAACTAAATAAGTTTGCTAAGTATGTTATTCAACAAAGCCGAAGCAACTTAACTAAGGGCAAAAAGAACGCTTCTAAGGAACTTTATAATAGTTTGGGGTACGATATATCACAAAAAGGCGATACAACGTCTATGGCCTTTAAAATGGCTGATTATGGTATGTTTCAAGACAGAGGGGTTAGCGGAACAGAAAAAAAATACAATACACCTTATTCCTATACAACTAAAATGCCACCAAGAAAAGCGTTTGATAAATGGATAGTAAGAAAGGGTATAGCACCAAGAGGCAAAGGCGGTAAGTTTTTAAGTAGACAAAGTTTACAATACTTAATAGCAAGAGCAGTATATAAAAAAGGAATAAAACCGAGTATGTTTTTTACTAAGCCATTTGAGGCAGCTTTTAAGCGTTTGCCAGATGAATTAGTACAGGCATACTCAATAGGATTAGAGAAACAAATACAACTGAACATAAAGAAATGAAAATAAACGCAAGAAGCCCATACTACATAAACCTAAGTGCTACCAACTTAACACAGGTAGATATGGAACTATATGTATACACAGGAACGCAAACAACCGATAGAAGCAATTTGTTTCAATTATCATCTACTGCAGTCAGTAATAATGTAACGTTTGAAATAGGCGAGATAGTAAGGGATTATATACTACAAACTTTTGATGGCGATTATTCAAGCGCAAATGTATGGGTTGATTACAGAACTAAGAACTATATACAAGGTAGCGCAGGAAGTTTCACAAGCTACACACAATTAACAGGTTTTGATGGATACGGATATTATGAGGACGAGGCAAACCCACAAAACGATAGTGGATTATTACAGTCAAATACTAAGATATTAAAGTTGGACGATGCACCTGCAACAATTCCTGTTGATACTTCAATAACATCACAAGTAACATACGAATTAAACGGACAACAAGTATACACAAAAGCGGTTACAAGTAGCGCAGAAAGTGATGAGCAAATAGAATACGTTACAAATGGTGTTAATGGTGCGGACGAATACGAAAACAGAGTAATACAAGACGGTGGTACTTTTGAGGATAGTGTTTGTTTACAGGAGTTTGTAGATGACTTTACATTGTTTGACTTTGATACGATATACATAGACACTACTGACGGCGTTATTAAACTAACTGTAGACAATATTGAAGAGTGCAAATACCAACCTTATAAAGTAACGTTTGTAAATAAGTTCGGTGCGTTACAGGACTTGTGGTTTTTCAAAAGAACAAACGAGGTGCTAACAACTAAAAAAGAAGATTTTAAGCGCAATATAATTGTAAATGGTGCTTATGATACGAGTAGACACCAACAGAAAATATTAACTAAGAACGGTACAGAGAAACTAACGTTAAATACAGGTTTTTATCCAGAGGTTTACAATGAGGTATTTAAGCAAATGCAATTAAGCGAGGATTGTTGGATAGAGATAGAAAACAAAACACTTCCTATAAATGTAGCAAGTAGCAGTTTGAATTATAAAACACACTTAAACGACAAGCTAATAAACTACACAATAGAAATAGATTTTGCTTTTGATACGATAAACAATATACGCTAATGCAAATAATAGAACTATACATAAAAGGGTTTAATATAGTAAAAGGGTCAGTTAAAGCATATACTACAAACAAACTAATTGACACTACTGCAAATTTTTTAGGGGCAGGTGTTATAGTTGGCGATTTAGTTACAAACCAAAGAACGCAAGAAAGTGCCAAAGTAACAGCCATTGATAGTAATACACAACTTAGTTTGTCTGCCGATATTTTTGTAAGTCCAAACCCAGACTTATATAGAATCGAAAGTGATTATTTTAGAGCAGATTTATTTGAAGATGAAAGTGTTGTAATTACAGATAGCATATTAAATATAAAAGATATTGGTAAGACGTTCACGCCTTTTAGCCAACAGTTTAACCTTCCTGCATCTAAATTAAATAACAAACTATTTAGGCATTACGAAAACTTTGGAATAGAAAATAGCTTTGATGCAAGATTTAGACACGATGCTATAATAAAACTAAACGGAATAGATTACCAAAAGGGCAAGATACAATTTAAAAGCGTATCATTAAAAGACAATAAGGCACACGCCTATAAAGTAGTATTTTATGGCGATGCAGTAGAACTTAAAGAAATTTTAGGCGAAACAAAACTATCTGGCCTTATTTATGATAGTTCATTAAATTTTGATTATACTGAACTTAATATAAAAGACCTTTTTACTAATACAGAAAGTAACATAATTAGCTTGTTTGGTAGCACAGATATTCTTGTGCCTAATATACACCATAGTAAAAATATGCGTTACACAAACGCAGGATATAAGGACAATGCAACAGATACTGAATTAAGTTGGGTTGATTTAAAACCTGCAATTAGGTGTAGAGCAATTATTGAAGCAATAAACAACACATTCCCTCAATTAAATATAACAGGGTTTTTTAATTCTGGTTTTTTTAGAAACATTTATATGTGGATGCATAAAAATGAGGGGTATGTAACAAACGCAGAAGAGGGCGGCGATACTTTTATAGTTAGAAATAGATGGCGACACCAAACTGACGACCCTTTAGACTACACCCACACAAGTACAACACCATCAAGCTATGGCGATGTTAGAACAGCATATATAGAACAAGGACAAGGTACTGCTCAAAATAGTGTAAGATATACTGTGGGCGCAAATGTTTTTACAAGCCAAACAATACCTTACACAGTTAGAATAAGAAAAGGAAGTACAGACCATATTTACTATGAAACTACACACAGTAACGGTGGCGATACTTTCACGCAAGTAGAATTATACCCACAAGACGTTCCAGAGGGTTTTTTAGATATTGTTATTGAAGTAGAGAGCGATAACAATATAACAATGACACAAAATTTATATGTTCAAAAATATACAAGACAAAGTTACTTTGATAATTTTAGTTTATTATATGAAGCATTTTACACGCCAACAAATAATGTTCCTGACAAAACCTTTTATATAGGTAAGCAAATGCCAGAAATGAAAGTAATGGACTTTTTGAGTGGCTTGTTTAAGATGTTTAACTGTGTTGTTTATAAAGATGGAAATAATATTCAAGTTGAAACAGCTAAGTCTTTTATGGAGGGTGGCAATTATTACGATAATGAAAATTATGATATTACAAAATATGTAGATGTGTCCACTTCAAATGTTGAAAGGTTGTTTCAATATAAAGAAATGGAATTTAAGTTTAAAAGCAAAAAATCATTTTTAGTACAATATTCAGACGAAATACAAGGTATACCTTTTGCGCAAGAAAGTTATGGGGATAACGAGTGGGACGGAGGGGTTTATAAAGTTGAAGTACCATTTGAAAAAATGATGTACGAACGTTTAAGCAATGAAGATACAGGTGCATTAACGTATATAGGACAGGGCGCAATGTTAGATAAAAAGTTTGAACCAACAATAGGTGAGCCATTATTGTTTTGTATGCATTATGAAGCTAATACAAACAACGAACTAACAATAGACGGAACTACACCTACTCATTATCGTAGACCGTCAAATATATCTAATTCTTCGTGGGGTTGGAATCAAAGTTTGCAACTTAATTTTGGCTTAGAAGCTGATGAGTGGTTAGGCACTTTGCCAGATGCTTCAACTTCGACCAACTTATTTGAAGCAGGATATTTAGATTATGTTGAAACAGTTTTTGACAGAAAAGCAAGATTGTATAAAGTTAGTGCTTATTTGCCTTTAAGTTTAATAACAAAACTAAGACTAAATGATGTTTTAATAATAAGCAACCAAACCTTTAGAATTAACAGCATAAAAACAAATTTGCTAACAAATAAAACTGATTTAGAATTATACAATAAAGATGAGTTTGTAAGTCAAATAACAAATAATCAAGTAGCGTTTTTAGATAGACCGACAAATGTTCAAGTTGATTCAACGACAAGCAGCACAATTACTATAAGTTGGCTTCCTGCAACTGGATCTGATGCTACAAGAATTTATGTAAATGGTGGGGTTTATGCAACGCCAGATGAATTACTATCAATTGAAATATCACCATTAGAAAGCGGAACAACTTATGATATAGGTGTAAGCGCACGATACGACATTGATGGGGACAAAGCATATTCATTCCCTGTAAAATTAACCGCAACAACAGACTAAAATGATTAAACTAATATTAGATAGCTTAAAATACGTTAATGGCGAAACGGAAAATATCCGCATAGCACAGGGTAAATACAAACTACCTACAACACTAAAAGAGGGTTACAAAGCACTTAAACAAGAAATAAAATGGCAATAGAAAAAACAATAGACATTAATGTAGATAGCAAAGACGCTGAAAAGGGTTTTGATAAACTTGCAGATGCTATAAAAGAACTTAACCAAACATTTAGTAAATTCCAAAAAACAACCGAAGATGGTTTTGATGATGTTAAAGATGGCGCAGAAAAAGCATCTAAAGGTGTAAAAAAGATTGGCACTACATTAGGTAATATCGCTAAAGGTACAGGTGCTATATTTCTACTAAGCAAGGCGTTTGAGATATTTAAAGGGATAGCAGAAAAAAACCAAAAAGTATTAGATGTTTTTAATACAGCGTTTGAGGTTTTAAGTATTGCCTTTAATGACTTTTTTAATTTTATATTTGACAATGCAGGTGGTATTGTTGATACCTTTAAGTCTATATTTAATGACCCTGTACAAGCTATAAAAGATTTTGGGCAAAGTATCTATGATGGTATTGTTGTGCGTTTTAATGAATTAGTTGAAGTTACAGGTTTAATTGGTAAGTCATTTTTAAAATTAATACAAGGCGATTTTAAAGGTGCTTTTGAAACTATAAAAGAAGCAGGTAAAGAAACTGTTGATGTGTTTACAGGTGTAGATGATAGTTTTGATAGTACGGTTGAAAAGGTTAAGGAAATAGGTAAATCTGTTGTAGAGTATGGCAGAAATACATTAAAAGCTGCAAAGGAAAATGTAAACTTAGCAAATGCAGCTGAATTAGCAGCGGTTAAAAATCAAGGGTTAATTGAGAAGTACGATAGACAAGCGGAACAATTACGTCAAATAAGAGACGATGAAAGTAAGAGCATATTAGAACGTATACAAGCTAATAATGATTTAGCAAAGGTTTTAGATGAACAAGAAATAAAAATGAAAGAAAACGCTGCGTTGCAAGTAGCGGCAGCAGCAGCTGAATTATCTAAAAACAAACAAAGTATAGAACTTCAAAAAGCGTATCAAGAAGCGTTAAACGAACAAGCAGCCATTGAAGCGCAAATAACAGGGTTTAGAAGTGAGCAACAAACTAATACTAACGCTTTATTAAGAGAACAAAAAGATTTACAAAACGAATTAGCGTTAATAGGAAAAACAGAGCGTGAAATAGAGCGTGAGGAATTGCAACAAGATTACGATGCTAAAAAGTTACTTATTGAACGTGAGATAACGGATGAAGCACAAAAACAAGAATTGCTATTAGCTTTACAACAAGATTTTAATAATAAAATTAACGAACTAAACGAAGAAGCAGCTACAAATGAAATAAGTTGGGCTGAAATGACTTTAGATGAAAAACTTAAATATGCTCAAGAGGGCCTGTCTAAACTTGCAAATAATTTAGGAAAAGAAACAGCAGCAGGAAAAGCAGCAGCAATAGCATCAGCGTTAATATCTACCTACCAAAGTGCTACTGATAGTTATAAGTCACTTGCGGGAATACCATATATTGGCCCAGCTTTAGGTTTCGCAGCAGCAGGTGCAGCAACAGCAGCAGGTTTAGCAAATGTTAAAGCGATAGCATCAACAAAAACACCTGGCGGAGGAGGCGGTGGAAGTTCAGTTCCTGGAGGAGTAAAAGCAAGCCAACCACAACCACCATCATTCAATATAGTAGGCGCAACAGAAACAAGCCAATTAGCGGAAGCAGTAGCAGGACAAACACAAGAACCAGTACAGGCGTATGTAGTAGCTAATGACGTTACAACTGCACAGAGTTTAGAAAATAATATTGTTGAGGGTGCGACACTATAAAAGAAAAGAGCCACTCGTGATAAGTAGCCCTTTAGTAAGTATTAAAATTTTCGAAGACCTTAATACTATGCAAATATACACCTTTTTTTATAAATACAAAAAAAATTAAAAAAAATTATATAATAATATGCGCATTGTAGAATTAATTTTAGACGAAGAACAAGAAATAGGTATAGAAGCTATTAGCGTAGTGGAAAACCCTGCAATAGAAGAAGATTTTATTGCTTTAAAATCACAAGAATTTAAACTTGCAGAGGTAGACAAAGAAAAGCGTATTTTAATGGGTGCTTTATTAATACCAAACAAGCCCATATACAGACGAAATGGCGAAGATGAGTACTATATATATTTTTCAAAAGATACTGTCTTAAAAGCATCGCAAATGTATTTAATGCAAGGCAAACAAAACAATTCTACCTTAGAACACCAATACCAAATAAACGGACTATCATTAGTAGAAAGCTGGATAGTAGAGGACAAGGTACACGACAAATCTGTAAAATACGGAATGGATTTACCTTTAGGAACGTGGGTTGGAAGTGTTAAAGTAAACAACGAGCAAATCTGGAATGAGTTTGTAAAGACAGGTAAGGTTAAAGGGTTTAGTATAGAGGGGTACTTTGCTGATAAAATGGAACGACCAAAAGACCAAACCATAAAAGATGAATTAGCAAAGATAGAAGAAGAAGAAGCTGAATACTTGTTAAGCGAAATACGAGCCATTATTAAAAACGACAAGCGTGTTAAGGGTGGTAAAAAAATGGTTTTAGAAAGCTATTCAGATTATCCAAGTGGCGTAAAGAACAACGCAAAGCGAGGGTTGGAACTAAACGAAAAAGTAAACAACAAATGTGCAACACAAGTAGGCAAGGTAAGGGCGCAACAATTAGCACAGGGCAAACCTATAAGCGTAGAAACTATTAAACGTATGTATTCTTATTTGTCAAGAGCAGAGGAATACTACGATGAAAGCGATACTACCGCTTGTGGAACTATTTCATATTTATTATGGGGTGGTAAGGCAGGATTACGTTGGGCCAATAGCAAACTAAAAGAATTAGATGCGTAAGGTAGCGGTTAAAATAGAAAGCAAAAGAGTAAAGCGTAAAGGCATACACGCTAAAAGCAAAACAAGTCAATTAAAGTCAAGTAAGAACTATAAGAAACTAAATAGAGGACAGGGTTGAAACGATTAAAAAGATTTTTTACACCAAGTAGAACAAGTCCAAAAGGTGGGCGAAGGGCTTGTTTATGTGAGGATAACACCTATTCTATAAAGTGTTGTGATGGTAGTTTAAGGGCGCAAGGCATAGGTACGACAACAAAACAATTTGATTATCTATTGCAGGAAAACACCGACTATATACTACAAGAAAATAACAGTAAAATTATATTGTAATGGCAGATAAAAAAATTACACAATTAAACAACGCAACCGCTTTAGTTGGTACTGAAATTTTAGTAGCGGTTCAAAATGGGGAAACAAAACAAACAACAGTAAATAAAATAAAAAATAATATAGTAGCTGAACACTTAACCGCAGAAGCTGATGTAGATGTAGATTTGGGTGTATCTGCTTATGAGAATACAAGAATGTTTAAATTTAGTTGGACAGGCGATAATGGTACTGCTGTTTATACTTTGCCTGATGCAACAACAAACGCAAATAGATTAATTAGATTTGTTGCAGATAGTACGTTTACAACTTCAAAGCACGTTGATTTAACACCAATAGACGGACAGAATTTAGATGGTGGTGCAAATGGTAATAAATACAGAATTAATAAAGATTACGAAGGTATAGCTATTTGGAGTGATGGTAGTGAGTGGTTTATAATTCAGAAAAAAGCATAACAAAATACAAAATTAATTTTTAACCATTATATATTAATATGAACACGAACGATATGATTAGCAAAATCAAAGAAGTTCTAAACTTATCTGAAGAAGTTAAGTTGGAACAACAAGCGTTAGAAAACGGAACTGTCTTAGAAGCAGAAGCGTTTGAAGCTGGTAACGAAGTATTTATTGTTACCGAAGATGAAAAAGTAGCTGTTCCTGTTGGCGAATACCAATTAGAGGACGGACGTATTTTAGTAGTAGCCGAAGAGGGGTTGATTTCAGAGATTAAAACCGAAGAAGCGGAAGAAGAAACCGAAGAAGTAGAAGCAACGGAAGATGTGGAACTTGAAGAGAAAGAGGTTTACGCTACTAAAGAGGAATTAGCTGAGGTTAAATCAATGCTTGAAGAAATTAAAGCAATGTTAGAGCCAAAAGAAGATTTAAGCGCAGACGAATTAGGAAACCTTGTAACTGAGGAACTTTGCAAACACGACAAAGTGGAACTAAGCGAAGTACCAGAGGAAGTACAAGAGGAACTTAACCAACCTGCTGCTGAGCCAATTCAAGCTAACCCAGAAACAAAACAAAACCTATCTAAATTTAATATCTCACAAAACAGAAGAATGAGTACATTGGATAGAGTAATGGCAAAATTTAATTAATAAACAAACTAATAAATAACTAAAAACTAAAATAAAATGAGTGTATCAATTACTTCAACTTATGCAGGGGAATTTAGTGGCAAGTATATCGCTGCTGCTTTATTGTCTGCAGACACATTAGACAAAGGGCTAATTACAATTATGCCTAACGTCAAATTTAAGTCAGTTATCAAAAAGGCATCTACTGATGACATTGTTAAGGACGCTACTTGTGATTTTCAAACAGGACAGGGTACTTTAACACTAACTGAAAAAATCCTTCAGCCAGAAGAATTTCAAGTAAACCTTGACATTTGTAAAAAAGACCTTCATTCTGATTGGGAAGCTGCTCAAATGGGATATTCTGCTTTCGATAACCTACCTGCAAACTTCTCTGATTTTGTATTGGCTCACGTTGCTGCAAAAGTAGCTGACCGTACAGAGAAAAACATTTGGAGTGGTTCAACTGCAACTTCTGGACAATTCGATGGTTTTGCTACATTGTTAGCTGCTGACGCTGCTCTTCCTGCTGCTCAAGACATTACAGGGACTGCCGTTACTGCTGCAAACGTTGTTGATGAATTAGGCGATGTTGTAGATGCTATTCCTACTGCTGTTTACGGAAGTGATGACTTAGTAATTTACGCAGCTTCTAACGTTATTCGTGCTTATACTCGTGCATTAGGTGGTTTTCAATCAGGTGGACAAGGTGCTAATGGTTATGAGAACAAAGGAAATAACCAGTCTTTAGGTTCTTTATTCTTTGATGGTATTCCTGTTGTAGCTGCTCGTGGTGCTGCTGATGATGTTATTATCGCTGCTGAAAAATCAAACTTATTTTTTGGTACAGGATTACTTTCTGACCAAAACGAAGTAAGAGTAATTGATATGGCTGAAACTGACGGAAGCCAAAACGTTCGTGTAGTAATGAGATTTACTGCAGGTGTTCAATACGCTATCGTTGAGGACATTGTTTACAGACACCTATAATAGATTAATTAACTAACGTAAAAAGGGGTGGGGAAATTTGCCCTACCCTTTTTTATTTAAAAAAACTTTAAAAATATGGCTTGTTCATTAACTACAGGAAGAAAAGTACCTTGCAAAAGCGCAGTGGGTGGTATTAAAACTATTTACTTTGCTGATTTTGGTACTTTAGGCGATGCAACTATCGCTGCAGGTGAAATTACTGCTTTTAGTGGTACACCTGATTGGTTTCAGTTTGATGTTAAAGGTAATTCATCTTTAGAAACCGCTATAAACTCATCAAGAGAAAATGGTACTACTTTTTATGAAAGTACACTAAACTTAACTTTGACTTTTCAAGACAAAGCGACACAAGAAGAACTAAAACTAATTGCACACGCAAGACCACACATTGCTATCGAAGACTATAACGGAAACTATTTTCTTATGGGATTGGAACACGGCGCTGATGTAAACGGTGGAACTATCGTAACAGGTGCAGCTATGGGGGATTTAACAGGATATACAATTACAGCGGTTGCACAAGAAACTGCACCACCTTATTTTGTAACACCTGCAGTAATTACTGCTGATGCTTCTGCAACACAGATTGACCCAACTGCATAATTAGTATAGGGTTTTAAATTAAAGGGTTATCTTTTTAGGTAGCCCTTTTTTTATACCCATACAATACAAAATAATTTAGTTTTGTTTATATATTAATATGAAGCTAATAACTACAAGTGGTAATAAAACCTTTAAGATAATACCAAGACAATATATTGAGGGTGTTATTACTGTAAATTTAACAAGTGAAAGCACAGGCGCAAATGTAAGCGTAACACCAACCGCAACTACTGATAAAAACTATATGAGTTTTGATGCGGTTTTTGGAACACTAACAGAAGGCGATTTTTACATTTTAGAAGTTAAAAACG